GCGCCGGCCATCTCTTGACGTTTCTTTTCCAACTTCTCTTCAGTTAACTGCTTTGCCTCTTCAATTGTTTCCTTGGTGCTAATTCCAGCAATAAGAGATTTAACTAAATCACTCATTGGCTGCCTCTTCTACAGTATTGGCCGCTTCCTGTGCTTCTACTTCAGCTTGGATTGCAGCAAATTGTTCTGCACCTTGACTTTGAATTAGATTGACTAAGTTTGCTGATTGCACAAATGGTGCTTGACCCAATACATTTAAAATTGCATTCACTTGATCTACTGTGAACTTAAATGTTAATTCTTTACTTCCGATTTCAATTGCCATGTTGTTGCTCCTTTAGTTTGTTAATTTTACGATTTAAATACCACGCCGCCTTCTCCAAATCTTGGATTGGATCCTGTTTGTACTGATAGCGCATAATATACTTACCTACTTGCCACAATAATGGATCCTCTCCAAAAAATTCTTCTAATACATCAATGACTGGCCACCTATGTTGTGTGTAGTGTTCCGGATCGTTAACCAAATCTTTAATCTCAATTGCGGGTCTACCGGCACCCCAACCTGCTGCTTTGGCCGCCGCGTCCCACTCTTCCTGTGTTGCATTTTTAATTTTTACCATAACTCCATCTCCTTCTTAATAATTTCAATGCTCTTGTTAAAATGATAGCGCCAATATTTTTCTGTGACCGACACATCTGAGTACGTCAGCCCATCTAAAAACGCCTCCATAATAAACTGATCTTTTGGCTCCAGTCTAGCAATGATCTTCCTAATGTCTGTTATATCCTCGGATGTCCAAGGTAGCCAGCCCTCTTCAACGGTTAAGAAGTACGAGCTATCCTTGTTATCATCTCGTTCCATAGGGTCAGCGTCCTCGTCACTAAGACGTGGGCTGACTGCAAAGATTTCAATATCGGATATAATAATTTTCATGGTACTATACTAATGCAAAATCTAGCGCATTTAGTACGGCATTCTGAATATTTATTTTACCCTCTAAAACATCGATCACTTGGCTATCAATACTTTTCTCCATCACTAGGTGGTGGATAATAACCGGCTTCTCTTGTCCTTGCCTATGAATACGTGCGTTGGCTTGGATGTAGTTCTCACTGCTCCAAGGTAGATCAAACCACACCATCTGCGCGGTGTCTGCCACATTACACTGTAGGTTAAGGCCAATGCCTCCGGACTGGGGATGCGCCACCAGCATCTTGATCTTACCCTCGCGCCAATCAATCAGCGTCTGCGGGTTATCATCTAGTATGGTGACATCAAACCTCTTTTGCAAGGACTTCAACGTGTCTTGGTAATGATAGAACACCAAGGTCGGTGTCTCTTCGTCCCACAGGTCTTCCAAATAATCTAGCTTGGCCTCGTGTTGTGGGATCGCCTCTTTGTTCTCGTTGTACAAAAAGCCTGACGTGTACTGTAGCAGTTTGTTTGTTAGAGCCGCGGCGGTGACTGCCGTGATGGTCTCTTTACCAGTCTCGAGCACCAAGTCTTTGCGCAGGGTGTCATACGCACCCCGTACGTACTGACTCACCTTAACGGTGTGGTACACCTTGGTAACCTCCGGCAGTTTAAGGTAGTCCTCGGCCTTGAGCGAGAAGCAGATATCCTTGATCTGATCTTGGATCTGCTTATCAGCCCCATCATTCAGCGCCCACTTGTAGATCATGCCGGTGTGGCGGTTACGCTCAGATGGGTACATGTACTTGGTTCTGAACTTGGTAACGCTTGACTCCAAACGTTCTCCTAGGTCTAAGATCCCAACTTGCGACCATAGATCAGCGTACCCCTGAGGGGTTGGTGTGCCCGTCAGTATTATTTTGCGTTTAAACGTCTTTAAATGCTTCTTTAATGCTTTAAATCGTTTTGTGCTGGCATCTTTAAACCGTGATGACTCATCAATCACTAAATTAGTAAACGGATTTACTTTTAGCTGATCATTAAACAACCATGCGACGTTCTCTAGGTTAATAATGTGGATGTCTGTATCTGCCCGTAGAGCCGCGGCGCGTTGTACCGGTGTGCCTATAACCTTGCTGATAGTAAGGTCTTTTGTGTGCGCCCACTTTGGTATCTCGTCCGACCATACCGACTCGGCCACTCGCTTGGGTGCGATGATTAATGTTCTGCCTGTGAACTGTTCGGCGATGATGGTGAGGGTGGTTGCTGTTTTACCAAGGCCTGGAGGTAAGAACAGGCCAAGGTTTGGTATCTCCTTGGCCTTCTCCACGATCTCTTTTTGGTAATCATGTAGGTTGGATCTCGTTAATGAGGGCATCTACATCTTCCTTAGATCGAATTATTACGACCGGAAAGCCTAGCTGTTCGAGCTGACTGAACACTATCTTCTGCCTCGGACTCACTACTCCCTTTGCCGTTTTTAGCTCGACGAATTGCAGGAAGTTCTGGAGGAGCACTATCCGGTCCGGTACTCCCGTTACTGTCGAGATCCACTTTAAGCATAATCCCTTCTTTTCCTTGACCTTTTTTACCAGATACTGTTCGATCTCTTTTTCTAGCAATTTCTTTCCTCTCAATTAAGCTTGCCTTATAAACTTGCTCAACAACAGACTGCGTCAAATAAGCGCGAGTCTCTCCAGCGATGTTATCCTCACCAATGAAGTGTCCAAGCTTTTCGACTGCGTGCGATACTTCATGTGAGATGACACCGACCCAAGTTGTTTCGTCTTCTTCGTCTTCGTAATTATCTAAATCAAATACCATGATAATTAAATCACCGACGTGCGTGTGAATGGTATGGGTTTCTGCCTCTCCTTTTTCAAACGCACGAATATTGACTGATAAGTTATTATCGTCAAAGATTTGTTGTAGAGCTTCATCACTAAAACATAAGTATACAATTTGAGGAAAAAATCCTGCATCAATTGAAAAATACTTAGGCTTTTTGTTTGAGGATTTTTTCATGAATAGATCCAACGGGATCTCCTTTCCAATTTGTGGTTACGGATGTAGGATCTTTGTCTTTCCAATGCTCGAAACTTAAAAATGCTCCGCCTTCTTTGCCTATGTTTAGCCAATGTGCTAAGCCATCTGGTGAGCTAGATGTTGCGCCAAACATGCGATGTGCTCCATCTGCTCTGGCATATTGTTTATCAGCACTTGATGGTAAGTTTCTACCCTCAATGTCAAAATCAATATTGCCTGTTAAATACAAAAATGCGGACTCAACTCCAGGGTGTGTATGTGGAGGCGATGTTGAAAACGGTTTAGTCAAGTACAGCTCCACTTGGAAGCGTCCTTCTCTAAACAAACATAATGACATTGCATTGTCTGTGTAATGGATAGGAAGTTTAAATGGTGTGCGAATTGGAAAGCCATTTGCTATGTACCAATCTCTAAATTCCTCAACGGTTTTCCATGAGTTTTGCATGCTCTTCTCCAACTAATTCACCTTCCCAGCTGACTGCAACGGATGTTGGAGTGCCAACTAGCCACTTCTCAAAAATCAAAAATGCACCACCTTCTTCACCTGTTTTCACAGCGTGTGGTGTGCCATAGTTTGTGTCTGCCTTCATCCATTGCAATCTATGTGTACCATTTGGCTTTTCTGTTTGATAAGCAGACAGATCTGCAAAAGTGCCATCGGCCTGTCTGAACTCCATATTGCCTGTTAGGTATACAGATATAGACTCAATGTTTGGATGGCTATGCACCGGTGTCAATGTGTTTGGTTTGATGATATACAATTCAACTTGGTATTGGCCTGTACGAAAGACTGACAAAGCATAGGCAATATCCGTCGTGTGAATAGCATTTTCAAAAGGCGGGCGCCAAATGCGTTTAGCCATCCAAGCTTTCATGAATGTTTCTACGTTACCAAATTTATCGGTTGTCATATTCTTCTTTTGCTTTAATCATTGCTCGAGCTAAGTCATAGGCTTGACATGCAAAAGCTTCGTCCGGTTTCCACTTAGGGTGGTTTGGGTTAGCAAGCATTCCTTGCAATGCTTTGGCGGCAAAATAATCTTCAAGTGTCATGTCATCCATTCTTTCTCTCCACAAGTTTAGCAAGTAAATATTTGTTTCCTAAGTATTCAAGTGCGGCTTTACGCTTTTCTGCGTAAATGTCTGTAGTGTCTGTCTTCATGCCATATAGGCAATTAATAACTTCAGCGTATCCATAAAACATTATATGTCCTTTCGTATATGGTCGTATAAATCGCTAATATACATCCATGCTATCACAAATGGTAGCCATATTGGCAATGTTATTACTAATATAAAAAGTTTAGTTTTCAGTTTCAACTTTGTACCTCCACATTGGCGGGTTGGGTCTTCGACCGTATTCACGTCGCATCTCAAAGGCATTGTACCTAAAAAATACTTCGTACTTTTTATAATGGTTGCGTCGGGTTGATGCCATGACGCCCTTATAAAACCTACGTCTGATCGT